GTCGTATCCAGAAGGCTCGGAAGATCCTGACTATATTGTCGGGCTATTCGAAATGCCTGGTGGAGAGATCTACAAAGAAATACTGACAGAGAAGTCTCACGACATTCTAATTCCCGGATATGGGACTTTCCCAAGCCAGAAAGTCTTCGGCCAGGATGTCATAAAGAGAATAGACGTTGTCCCGTGGTTTGGGCCGTTAAAAATTGGAGAGCACTTCAGACTTGCGACGATCACCAATAAACTGAAAGAACTGACCACGATTGACGGGCAAACTGTTTCCGGCTTCCCTTACGTGGACAAGATAGCGTCTATAAGATCAGATACGGACAAGGCACTGTTTTCAAACTTGCCTTCGGAGAGATTTACAAATGATGAGCTTTTCAGGAGCGGACCGTTTGATGAGATTTCGGAGGACATAGAGAATAGACACCTTCTGTATAACTCCGGAGCGCGGCTTTTCTTTTGTGAAGGAATCGCAGCATTCGAATACTGGAAAAGAATGTGGCTGCAAGGGAAGTTCTGGTGGTCTCAAACTCCGCATCCGCTGGAGGCGAGTACTTATAGAGGCTTTCGGCGGTCAAGAGTCTTCAACATATGGAATGAGAACGGGATATACACGAAACGCCACGGAGCCGTTCCGTGGCTATGCGCTTGGTTCTATCCAGACCCTTACGGCATGGGCACTACAAGCGCGTTGTACAAAATCCATGGCTATTTTGCGGTCGAAAAGATCAGTTACGATCTCTCCAAGAACACTGTGAAAGTAACCGGAAGCTCTAATTGGTTGGATAACCCGGAACCTTATCTCTATTCGGGTTTCCTCGGAAGTACATCGTACGAGATAGAGTTCCTGAACGACCCGGAGATACCGGCAGGTCTCGCGATTGTCAATAAGAAAGGCGACTACTTCGGGTTCGAACAGACCGTGTCGGCCAGCGACTATGAAAACAGCTCGGCCGAATTCGTATATTCAGGTTATGCTCCTGAATCTGAGCCAACGGGCTTGAGGATCAAGATCAATTCTTCGCCGCAAATAACGAAGTTTTACTACTATGACACACGGCACTTGGACGTTTCGGAACAGATTATCGCTTCCGGACCGGCGATCACAATCATTGATAAGACTTTTGAGATAGAAACTCAAGAGACACAAGTTCTGCTCGGTCTCGGAGCATTCAGGCCTTACTATATTGCAGACATTCCAGAGAGAATGAACAAGATAGCCACTCCCGACGGGCTGGTTCATCTTTGGTTCGTAACGAAGCCGTACCGCACCCCAGTGATGATTCCTCACCTGGAATCAAACGATACGGGAATTGTGCAATCTTTCCTCACGCCTGAAGAGTGGGAGAAAGGCGAAAAAGACAAGACGGAGATAGAGCTGAAACTATCTAATATAGATCTGCCTGTCGAGTATGATTCTCGGAAGACTCAGCTTCTAGTGTTCAACTACTTCGATGTCAAAATCCCGAACGCTTTCGCGAGATCGAACCTCGACGGAGCGGGAGATTTCACGAGCTGGCCAAAGCATTTCAGAGAAATCGTTGGAATGCTTGGGCTCGGCATAAGGAACTGGAACTACGATGTCAGGGTGTTCAACAACTATGGAGCTTATGGCGGCAACTACAAAATCTACGGCGGAAACCTTGATCGGGTTCAGGTGAGGGAGCTTTATTTCAAAGGCACAATAGTTGACGGGAAGCCGTACAAAGTATCACCTGGGCTTTTCAATGATCCGAATCTCCTGATGGACCACAGTTACGGGGAGAGAAGCCTTGACGATTACGGTTACGATCCCTCTTTTGGCGGCCTTGCGGAGCAGACGGACACATACAAGAACACGATGCCGAGATACGACACAGGAGCGAATGCGACATATCGCTACGATCCAGACGATCTCATAGTCGAAGTCGACCACGTTGACGTGTATAAGATTACCGGAGCCTCTTACGACCATTGGACAGGACGATGGAACTGGACATGGGAGAGCGAGCCTTGCAGGACAGTACCGGGAAGTGGAGTCGAGAAAGTCGAGCCGTATCCGAGAATCAGAGTGTCGATTCTCGCGGAGGAATTAACTCAGATCAGCGGCCGTTGGCATCTACCGAGGCTACACATCTACTACAAGCGACTCAAAGCGGGGACATACGGACTGAATGTCGTTCCCTACTTCTACATTCATTTTAGGAATCCGATCGAGGCTCTGGCAGAGTTCCCGACGGAAGAGGCGAAGAAGGTTCTTTTCCCTCAGAGTTGCGGCGTTTTCAATCCTCGCCTCTCGAAATATACAAAGCAGTTCTCGCTGTTGTCCAACACCATTCTAGCTGTTCCGAAAGACATCACCTACGGTCAAATCCTGTTTCCTGAAACAGACGATCCGCTTCTCAATGCGATCAGAAACGACATGACGGGAATTGTTGAAGCTGATGGGATTCAGAAGTTCTTGGTGTACAACGGAAATCTTGCGTGGAATTCGGAAAGAAGCGACTATTACCAGTTGAACATTGAAGGCCCAGAGGGAAAGGACGAAGTCTTCATGCTTCCTCTGGCCGAAGGCGGTCGAAGTGCCAAGATATTGTACAAAATCGGCTCGTCAGAAAAGGTCAAGACCCTGACGTTCCCGGAAGAGATGTTTCAAGGTTCAAGACCGTTTGCAGAGGTACCCGATTCAGATGCCGAGTACCCAAGGAGCTGGTATGAGCTTCCGGCCGACTTCAAGTTTTCAAGGCTGCGATTCGACAGGGCGAAGCTAGTGATCCCGAAGCTCTTCCTCCAAGACGACCTGAGCCCTATGGCGATCAACCTTGAGAAATATGGAATAGAGGAGGCATAGAGATGCCTGTATTTCCTGCTTTCAAAATTCAAATCAATAACCCGGACACTGAAGATCTCTCAGGTTTCCCGTTCCCGATCAAGATACCTCGAAGCGTCTGGGGAGAGGAATGGAACACCGAGAACCTCGACAACATGAACCTCGGGAGCGACGGGTACATCATAAAATGGCTGGAGCTGGACGACTTCTGGGCGCTCGCAAAGCTTGACACGGCATATCCAGAAGATATATACGCCTATTATGGTCCGGAAGCAGGCTGCGATCCTGAAGACGTTTTCCCCATCTGGAGAGAGCTGGTAAACGAGGACATTGACAACGAGGCAGTCGGCGCTCTTGAAGAGGGAATGACTATCATCAGCCATTCGACGAATATAACCGGCAATCATCTCATCGTCATAGTCAACAACTCGAATGGCCAAGCGTTTGTGGTGCACAGGAACTACTTCACCAACGAGACCTACTACACATACTTTGGAGAAGACAATCCTTCAACGACTACCGGAATCTTTGAAAAGATGAGTTTCGCTATCAAAGATGGTTTCTTCGAAATCAAGTGGTTCGATGACGAAGAAGGCGAGTGGCAAGATTTTATAAGCGGTCTTTCTCTTCAGGAAGCCACAGTCCTGGTATCCGGAAATTTTCTGAACGGAAGAATATATACCGCAATTCAAGAGCTGCCTGAAGGCGTGACATACGATTTCTATAATTACGATACGGAAGAACAATATCCTTGGGCACCGGGTGAGGCGCCGTGGGATACTTCAAATCCTTCGATCGATGCTATTGAGGCTCCGGAGAAGGTGATTTCCGGCGGAACCTTCCATGTCGAGGCTACCACGACAGACATAGAGAGTCTTGATTTTGCTTTCGGCGGTGAGACCTATCCTGGAGTCGATGAGGGAGAAGGTGTTTTCTCGGCCGATATTGAAGCTCCTCTGGTAGAAGAAAAGACTTGGCTTCTTATCTATGCTCAATTCGGAGACGCGACGGTGTCCAAGGCGATACAGATCTATCCGGCTATTCCTGTGGAAACCCGTGTGAGGTTCTTCCAAAACAATTCGGAGATCTCCGCTCTAGTCATGGAGACGGGCCAGACGGCTTTCATTGAAGTTCTGGTCGAGAAGAAAGAACAAGAATGGGAAGAGGCTGGCTGCCAGCTTGAAGCGAGTATAGTCTCATTCGACGGTCAAGAATTTGAAGAGATGGCGGTTTGTGATGTTGAAGGAACGACGATCAGAGTGGAAGCAGACCTTCCTATTGGCGGGTACTTCCTTCAGACTGTTATTCAACTGGACCAGCCTTTATCCTATGAAAGAGTTCAACGGCTGAAGTTAAAAGTCGTGATCGATAGGAAGTGATCTCATGAATCTATTTGAAGTTGACTGGGAAATAGAAGGCGCTTCATCAGACGGCTATTTCTGCATCTATATTGATGGCGGAGAATATTTCTTTCAAGACATCAAATACGCAAACACAAGCGGGACATTCAAGGCATACCTCAGCGACGAAGAACATTTAATCGGTTTCTATATCAAGAAGTGGTCGGGGGATTCGCCGACACTGCGAATGGCAAAGATCCAATACGACGAGACGGACTATCTGACAGAGATCACTTGGAATATCGACGGTACCCCGGTCGAACTGATAGATGGCGCTCTTGTGCTAACGCCTGCAAATTCTCTTGAAGCGCTTGGAACACTTCCAGAGACAACATCAGAACCTTTGCCTTTGCCTGTTTCGTTCGACTGGGAGGTTTCATCTGAGTACGACTACGATTTCTTCGAGTTCTATGTCGACGACATTCTGGCTCTGAGAACTTCCGGCCTAGACAACGGGGCTTTCTCGGGCTCTCTTTCAGACGAAGAACACACATTGAGATTTAGATATGCGAAAGACTCAAGCTATGGAGAGTACGACGATCTCGCGAGAGTCTGGAATGTGGATGTCGGAGATGAGGAATGGCTTCTGGACGAGAACTGGATTCTCGACGGCGATACTCCGCCGGTCTTTTCGGAAGGAAAGATCGTTCTTTCCTGCGACGATGACGAGACTTCGTGGGCCGAGAGGACGTACATGCCTCCAGAGCCGCCTTCACAAAGTAATGTGCGGATTCGATATCTCCGAGACGAACTCCAGATAGACCAGGTTTCGGTCGAAGCTCTGGATACTTTTTTCGTCGACGTCGTGGTCGAGAGATTTGATAGTGGTTCCGCGTGGAATTCGGTGATTCCTTCAGAAGTTTCTGGGAGGCTGGAATCTTATGACGAGGGAGACTTTGGGGGGATCTCCGAGAGTGCGGCGTTTGAACACCCGGACGGTTTTTTCAGACTCCTTCAGAAGGTCACCTCCCCTCCTGGGACATACTATCTGAAGACTACGGTTAGAGTTGGCGATATCACTCAGATCGAAAGGTTAAAGATAAAAGCGAAACTGAATCTGTAAGGAGGAGGATGACAATGAAGGAAACAAGAGGATATGATGTGCGCAGAGTGATAGGGCTTCCAGACGACGATGACAGAGTGGACGTGAAAATCGGGGACATAGGAGATGTGGCCAGCGAAGAAACTCTGGAATCCATACTTCAGAAGCTAGTAGACGTAATAACTGAAAACGACGAGATACGCGCGAAGATCGTCGGCGACGTAACAATAGAAAGCGTCGAGGTCGATAATGTGCAGCTCATCGACAGTGACGGCAACAAACTGGTCTTCACAGAAGACGGCGAGATAAACTTCATCGCCGCGGACGGGAAGATCGCAACTCTCGGAGCCACAACCGACGAGGCAACCGCTGAAACTGTCATTGGCTTGCTCAAAGCTCTCAAGGCAAAGGACTACGCGACAGAGGCCAAACTCGAGGCCGTCAGAGACTTGCTTGAAACGATTTCTGAGCTAGATTTCTCGACAGAAACTACGCTTCAAAGTGTCGAGACTCTCCTGGACACCATTTCTAAACTGGATTTCTCGACCGAGACGACTCTCGATGGTCTGAAGACGTTCCTTGAAGTTCTCGGAACCACGGCCGATGCGGACACACTCAGCACCATGATTGGCCTGCTCAAGAACCTCAAAGGGAAGGACTTCGCCACCCAGACTACTCTCGAAGCGGCAAGAGTTTTGCTTGAAACGATTTCAGGCTTAGACTTCGCGGAAGAAACTACGCTTGACGGAATCAACACAATTCTTGACGCAATCAAAGACACAGACGGAATCAAGAAGATAGTTGACAAAGTTGACACCAAAGCAGCCGACGGCGCAAATGTCGCACTAGGAACGACGACGGATGCGGATACAGTCACAACAGTAATAGGCCTGCTGAAAAAGTTGCAGTCGATACTAGAGACTGGAATAGATGTAACCGAGAGTTCCCCGCTCACTTCCATAGGCACGACAGTCGGCGATGGAGACGATGAAGCGCTCGGAAGCACTTCGGACACAGACAGCGACACAACTGTAATCGGCAGGTTGCAGAAGCTAATATCGGATCTCTCTGTTCTTTCCGCTTCGAAAACCCTATCGGATCTCGAGGCCGCCATCGAAGGCGTGACCGATTCCATAGAATCTATGCAGTATGGTGGGCTTCCTATCTCCGAGATGCGAACCGATGTGGTCTCTACTTCCAGCACCCCGGCCGAAGCAAAAGGCGGGGCAACAGCATGGAGCGGCCAGAGAATCATACATATTCTCAACCAGGGCAGCGTGAATATTGAAGTGCTCACGGACGACGAAGCGACGTACGGCCAGATCGTCTTCCCTGGGGACGTCTATCAGGATGTCGTGGATGGAGTGATCTACGTCATGTCCGCCTCCGCCGGAAGCGCGAGAGTGACTGAAAAGAGGTATGTGTCATCATGATTAAAGTATCTGCGGTTCATCTGGAAGGGAATGTCTATGAGTTGTCCGTTAAGGATGTCAATAAAGTCCTGGACAGAAGAAAGGTAATCGCGAAGAACGAAGAGGAAGCACTGAAATATGGCCAGGTGTTTCTGTCCGACTTTTGCGAGAGAACGAAAACAGACCGAGAAAGTGTCGGTCTTTCAGCGAAAAGTTCGGCTCCTCTGGGGTTTGCGAGTGGGAGACCATATTACGAGATTCTCGAAGACGGCACCCCTGTCTTTGAGTGGAGAGACGGGAAACCTGTGGTCGGGTTCGTGGAATACGCCGCGTTCGGATTTGAAGGCACCTCTCCGATCGTGGGATATGAAAAAGACAATCCGATCTATATGGTTCGAAGTACCGAGCCTCCCAAAGAGGTGGTGGCGAAAGATGAGAAGATATAAACCTCTTTCACGCCAGCGGTTCGGAGATCTAAGATCGCTGGCAAGAGAAGTGGATATGAAATCATTCGAATATACATTTCCAACAGACGACGGTTCTTCCTCAGTGGCGGTATATATTCCTAGGTTTACTATTCCTAAAGGAGTGGGGTGGGAGAGCGGCGATTTCCCTGGCGGCGACCTCCATCTCGGCGGCTTCTGGTTCGACAAGTATCAGTGCAGTCACAAATCAGCCACAGACTCTTCTCGAGGCGTTGCGGTGGGGGCGACTATCTCGCCCGGGTCCACAACGGATGTTGCAGTTTCCCAGCAAGGGAAGGTGGTGTGGACTGACATAGACTGGAACAACGCGAAAGTGGCGATCGAAAACAGATATACGAACGGCAGACAATGGCACATGGTAACCATGCGTGAATGGTCTACCATCTGCTTTCTGGCGCGATGGCTCGTAGGGGATAAGCTGAGAGGGAACAACTCCTCGGGCAGAGACTACCGAGATCCCGATAGCGCTGAATACTATGGTGAATCAGACCCGGTTCAAGCGGGCAGGGTGCTGGCCGGAACGGGACCAGACACTTGGTTTCATAACGGAAAGAAGAACGGGATCTGGGGGATCGTCGGGAACGTGTATGAATGGGTCGACTTCTTGACAACCGATGGCGTGTGGGATAACGACGGCACTCCTGTGTGCGTGATCCCGACCGGGTGCACGGCATATCTGGACGGCGCGATCGGAACAGACGACCCGGTGACGATCACGTACAAAAACCTGCTGAACGGTCCCGGAGCGGACGGTTTTGCGGTAGGCAGAATAGTTCAGATAGACGTGGAGATTATGACCATTACGGACGTCGGGGAAAACACCATCACGGTCTCGAGGGGGACATCCGGCTCTTCGGTGGTCGCCCACAGCGACTCTGCCGCGGTGACGATGCCTGGGGTGGGAATGTCTGTTGTATCGCCCACTTCATCGCCATACTATTACCCTTTGATAAAAACGCTCCGAAGCGATTTCCCTGATTTGGCACTTCCGTCGGATGTATCGGCTTCCGGAGAATGGCTTGATCGGTCATATTGGCGTCTTAATGGCACCCGCGCGGCCCTCCGGGGCGGGGGCTGGCCCAGCGGGTCGAGCGCTCGGTCTGGTCTCTTCTTGGACCTGAACCTCGTCCCGTCCACTCGGGCCTCCACCATCGGGTTGCGCGCCGCTTTGGCGGATGAAGATCTGGAATCTGGGTCCTGAAGATCTGATGGACGAGCGATAGCGAGGGAATAGCATGGAACCGCTGAAGATAAAACAGAAGATCGAAGATATGATCGCATACGCATATATCGTTCTGGCGCAATTTCCAAAAAGCGAAAAGCACACTCTGGCCGCTGAGATAAAGAGATCTATGTTCAGGCTGCTCGAGTTAGTAATCGCCTGCAACAAAAAGTACTTCAAGAAGACTACCATGCAAGAACTCGACGTGGAACTGGATGTTCTGAGAAGTTACGTGCGGTTGGCGGTTAATTTGAAATTTGTGCCATTGAAGAAATACGAGATATGGGCTGGTTACCTTACCGAAATCGGCAAAATGATCGGCGGGTGGATGAAGTCCATAAGGGTCTGAATTGTTTCTGCGCGCGGCCCTCCGGGGCGGGAACTGGAACAACGGGTCTAACGCTCGGTCTGGTCTCATCTTGAACCTGAACAACGTACCGTCCAATCGGAACTCCAACATCGGGTTGCGCGCCGCTTTGATAACCGCCAGAAGAAAAATGCCCATGGGCATTTTTCCAGAGCAAACGCCAAAGGAATTCAGATCCTCGCTTATAGCGAAATACGAGAAGACCGGCGGAGAGCTAGTAGCAAACCAACGTTCTCCGCCTTTTCTATGGAGGTATATGTGAAAAGAATCAACAACATATACGAGAACATCTACAGTTTTGAAAACATCTATCTTGCGTATATAAAAGCAAGAAAGAGCAAAAGGTACCGGGAAGACGTACTCGAATTCACGGACAACCTCGAAGCGAATCTTATCACCATCCAGAACGAACTCATCTGGAAGATGTACTCCCCAGGGAGATATAGAGAGTTCGTTGTGTATGAACCAAAAAGGCGAATAATCCAGGCACCAAGCTTCAAAGACAGGGTCGTTCACCATGCGCTATGCAATGTCATCGAACCGGTTTTTGATAAGCGGTTCATATATGACAGCTATGCTTGCAGAAAAGGCAAGGGCACTCATGCGGGCGTTGAAAGAACCATTTACTTCTTAAGGAAGTTGGCAGAGTCTTCGCCTAGAACATATTGCCTTAAGGCGGATATCTCAAGTTATTTTCCTTCGATCGAACATACAGTTCTGAAGATGCTTGTTAGGAAGAAAATCTCCTGTAAAGACACACTGTGGCTTGTAGATGTGATTATTGATGGCGGTTCCGACAAAGGGATCCCCATCGGCGCCCTTACGAGCCAACTCTTTGCGAATATATACCTCAACGAACTAGATAAATTTGTGAAACACGATCTTCGCGTGGAACATTACGCAAGATATGTAGACGACTTTATAATTCTGGATCATAACAAGCAGAGACTCTGGGAATACTTAAACGAAATTAAGGAGTTTCTAGAAGACCGACTAAGACTTGCTCTCAACCACAAAACCGGTATCTTTCCTGCATCGCGCGGCATAGATTTTCTCGGCTATCGCATCTGGGCAGATAAGCTCTTGCTAAGAAAAACAAACATACAACGTAACAAACGCAGACTCCGAAAACTTGAGAGCCTTCACAAAGAGGGGGTGATTGCTTTTTCAAAGCTTCGCTCTTCAGTCGCTTCATGGCAGGGGCAATGCGGATATTCTAAATCTTATACGATCATGCGAGACGTAATTCGGTTCGCAGATCTTTCGGAGGTGTTCAGGTGAAAGACAAGATAGTGCACGCTGGTTTCGGTTTCTTCATAACGCTCGTAATTGGGTTCATTTTTCGCAACTCATTGATCGGTTTCTTAGCTGGATGTTTTGCCGGAGCCGCGAAAGAATTCATCTGGGACTGGTGGCTCAAGAAAGGGACTCCCGAACTCTTCGATTTCCTTGCGACCTGTATGGGTGCATCACTTGGCTTTGCGTTTTTACTATTTGCGGGGTTATAAATTCTAAAACTAGGGAGGGCCACTATGAAGCAACTCCCAGAAATCGACGTTCTCCACATAAAGATGGGAAAGAGACTTTGGCTTTTGTCTGACCTCCATATAGACGCGTCTGCGTTCAAAAGAGAAGCATTTGAGAAAGCAAAGAAGATGGTAGGGAAAGACCCGGTGATACTACTTGGGGACGTTCTTGACTACGGGTTCTTCAACAACGTGAAGTCTCAGATAGAGAGGCAGATGGTGGCCGATGGAGAGTATTCAAGAGAGGAAATGAAATCCAGGGTAGGAATAGAGGCAATGCTAAAAGTCGATGACGTTCTTGATACCTTGAATCTGAAAGCGGTCTGTGAGGGCAATCACGATATTCGCGCTGCGAAACTGACCGGCGAGAACTTCCTGAAATACGCCTGCTACAAGAGAGGAATAGCCTTCTGCCCGGGTGAGCTTCTTGTGATTGTCGAGTGTGGAAAGAAGGA